ATCTGCTCTTCCGTAAATCTCTGCTTCTTCATAAGTCCGTCCTCGATGGGCCAGACTCTAATCCATTCTGGAGGAAATTCTCAGTGGCAGGTCAACAAGTCTGGGGTTTCCATGACTGACACCAAACCAATTGTTTTAGATCAGGTCCTTTCCGATCTGATCGCTGCGCAAATCGAGCACCGTCATGCGAACGAGCTTCGGGCAGTCCTCTCAACTGGTAACGAGATAACTATGCACGGTAAGTTCACCGTGGGCCGAGACTTCATCATTTATAAGACCGCAAAGGATGATAGCGGCAAGTGGGCGATGACGCCCTTCTCTCATATTGTGCAGTTGATAATTTGAAGCCGCAGCGGATTTGCCGCCATTGTTCCGATTATCGAATTGCGGTTCTTGATATGTGATAGAAGGAGGCGGTGGCGTGGTCGTTTTGGGCCACGAGGAGGTCACCATGTCGCAGAAAAAAGGCACGAGGGGCTACAAGAACGAAATTGTCAGGGTGCACTACGGCATCAACAACAAAACGCTTGGCGTACAGTCTGTATGGGAGACACGCGGCGGCAAGCTAGCGTCGATGTCTGCTGGTCACCACTTTAGACACCAATGCGTTGCCGGAAGTCTCGTTCGCTCGGACGCGGTATCCCTTGCCTTCGACCTCACTGGCGTTTTCACGCTGCCCGTGGACGTTGAGAGCCATCCACTTGTGAACGAGCTCGAAGAAAAGGCCTCAATCATGCGCGCCCAACGAACTCACGTGATCTGAGTGATTGCCGGCCTGCTCTACGCTGGCCTTGAGAGTGAAAAACAGCACCCATCGGTATGTGCTTTCCCGCACCGCCTGATCGAGTTGGTAGCCTTTGGCCGCCCACTCGTTGATGAGCGTTTCCATACCCGGCATACCCTTGGGCCCTGAGTCGTACTCTACGACGCGATATGGCTTCTGCATCATCGACTCCTATGTGGTGGGTTCGTTGCTGAGCTGGTCGCAAATCCCGATATGAAAGAGGAGAGTAGTTTGAAGAACACGTGGGTGATCAGGGGGCCAGCAAACGGAGAGGCGCCCGCGGACTATATTTCCGTTGAAGGGCGCGGTGACAGCAGATTGGATGGACCGCTTGATGACGGGAGCGGAACTTTGAGTTTTGCTGCGGTCATCGCTGCTGGGGGCCAAGGTAGCACGCGAGTCAAGTTCGATATCGCATCGACGGAATTCGAAGCAATCGCCGCGGCTATGTTCGAGGCCAATAGAGATCGCGCGATAAGGGCGTTCGCTAAGGCTTTGTCTAACACTCCGCCAATACCGTGGACCTGGCCACTTCCCGGTCGAGAATAGCCGGGACGATCACCACCCCATTATTCGACGACTTCCATCCGGTGGTCGCGCCTGTGTTTGGTTGCAGGCCCGGGAATTCGGTTCTTCGAGGTTATGGGCCTCGCGGCTTACCAGTTGCCCTGCCTGCTGAAAGTGGAAACTCTACTGCCAGTTTAAGCGCTAATGCTGGCGGAACGGCGCGAGAACACGTCCGGTACGGATGTGGATTTCTAACCCGTTCGGACGAACCGATTTTGAAGGCGCCTACCCTACTGCATAGACGGCCGCGCAGGGTGGACGTAGGGAGCTGTGCGCCCTGCACACGTTCCCACAAATCGCCGCGAGCGGTGTTCACTCATCACTAGGATCAGTAATTGAGGCGATCCGGTAGATCTTAAGAGCTGCCGCAAGAATCAACACGAACGAGTAAACCAGAAGCAAATACCCCATAAACGAACCAATCGCCTTCATCACCACGAAGATAGACATCGCGCTGTTGGTATATTGGTCCGCTATTTTCGCCAAGTCATGCAGCCAACTGCCGTCGTAGAGGAGAGCCCACGCGAGTGCTACCACTTGAACAAATATAAAATGGAAGAATGTCGCATTGATCTCGTCCAAGAAAGGGACGCCTCGCTGGTTCTTCACTCTCTTCAGAGCTAATTTCAGCCTGCCCGTCATAAGGCTGAAGAGGATGGCATAAGTGCCGAGACTAAAGCCAAGGAGCCCTGGGACAAGCTCTTGGCTAAGCGAGAGCCAGTTGGGTTCGAGCCAGTTTCGATAGCCGAGCACCGTTATTGCGACCGATATCCACAACAGTGGCGAACTAGCCAGCTCGGGCCATCCCCCATACGCGCGAAAATACCGACGGAGGCTATTGTAAAAACCTTTAAACTGGCTCTTGATTGCCACTAGTTCGCGTTCTCACTGTTTATCAGACGACGGAAGGCCTGAGCCTCAGTTGTCGTTTCTGGGTCATACTTATCATGCAGCACCTCTGGGTACTGCTCCGTCGATAGTTTCACCCTACCCTTTTCATCCCTACCGACCACCTCAACGTTTCCGTGGTCCAAGGCCGATTCCGCGAGCGTGTCGATATCCGGTGTTCTAACAAGCGAAGAGCCGGGATCCGCCGTATACGTCACAATAAATTTTCGGGCATGAGCGTCCAGCAAGTGTTGTTCAATCTGGGCTTCGAAGTCGTCAGCAAGAATGTCACTGTTCGGCTTCATGATTGTGATTGAAATCTTGTCGAGCCGGGTCAACGAGAAGAGTTCTTCAAGCCCTGTCCGAGCTTGTACAAGCGTGATGCTGGCGAGTTTGTACCTTTCCGTGATGCTAAGATCCTCGGACAACGCCTTAAAGAGGGTCAACGCTTGGTTGGCCGTTAGGACCTTTCCTTTAGAATACTGCTGGACATAAATGCGGTGCTTCTTGATGTCGAAGTGGAAAAAAAAGGTCGCCGCGTTGGGATGAAGGTGGCGGGGAATGGTTACTTCGGAGACCTGTTCATCCGTGGCTTCCGCCAAGTTCTCAGCGTCGAACCAGCTGCCTTGTAGTTCTACTTTCGTGAACGACGTGATCGTGCCGGTAATGACGTCTTTGTCAATTTCCGAGCGGTTGATCAGCGAGATCATTGCATAACGGTCGCCGTGGACCTTAACGGGTTTCCTCAACTGAAAAATGTCTTGCAGGAACGACTTGTAAAGTTCCGAGGTATGAGGATGAAGGCGGATATTAAGTACCACCGAGGAGATCTTTACCTTACGCGCCATGTCCGCCCTATAAGAATGCCCAGTTCGCACCAGACAAGCGGGAGCGGCCGAGTCGTTGCAACTCAGGCGGTTGTAGTGTGCGGCATACCATTTGGCAATATGTCCAAATTGAGGCAGCAATCAACCGCCCCAATTTTGGATGCATTCCACCTACAGCGCGGAGTGGTCGCTCCGCTGGCGCAAGCCGGGACGCATCCCCGCCGCTCGCAAATCACGTTTATAGAACTAACCGAGAACGCACCGATTTTCAAGCGGTCAAGCTGCGATGAACTGGTAATCCAAAGGAACACTGACTAAACCGGCGATATCCAGCTTGCCGAGGAGCATTTTCAGCCTGGGATCGGTCTTTGCGTTCTTACGGAGTGTCTGGCGCGCAAGCCTGGACTTGCGGTCGAACTCCACTTCCGCGTCTGCTTCGGCAGCCCTTACAGCGAGGATGTCCATAATGTCGATCGGCAACGGCGAACCGTCAGTGGACTTGACCACCCCCGCGACACCAGGTGTTGCTTCGAGCAGCCGCCAATCGTGCGGATCTCGGACGAACACGTATCCGACGAGGAGCGCGAAGCGGCGTACCTTCCACAGGTCAGTGTGCTTCCGGTCGCGGATCAGCCGCTTTTCTGAAGGCATGTAGCAGTCGAAGCCGTTCTCGGTGAGTGAGCGCTCGATGGCAGAGATGTTGTGGTTGAGGTTCGGGACGATCCGATACCCCTTCCCACGCGGCCGGCCGGCCTTATCGAGAGCGGTTTGCTCTACGCTGAATTCCCGTCGAGGCTTTTGGCCCCCTGGGACCGTCCGCACCACATACCAGGCCATCTGCCGGTTCGTGTTCGCTGTCGCAGTCATTCATACACCCTCGGTTTTCTTCGGCAAGGATCTTGCCGTGTGATTTCGGCAGTAGCGGCCCGTCGTTTCCGCCGCACAGAACAGGTACGGGCCGCCGGCGTTCAGGGGCCAGCAGCATTCGCCGGCCGTGAGGTGGTGGAGGAGCTTTGCGGATTGAAGCCGCTCGGCGTCATAGGCAGTCGCCGGGATCTCCGGTTCCCGCTTCAGTTCCGGCGCCAACTTGCGAGGCCGCGCCGTCTTCGCTGGGCCCGGTGCGCGTGTCTTCTTCCCAGCATCACCGCGCCACGGGAACAGACCGCGGTTTCGGAAGGCCAGTCCGACAATGACGTTCCTGCTGACGCCAAAGCGCTTGGCGATCTGGGAGGCCGATAGATCATCCCTCCAGAGTTTCGCTGCAGCCTCGATGTCGACGGTACGGTGCTGGATGGTCATGCCGCGCGCTCCTCGTCGACCGGCTCGGCCGCTTCGATGTCGGCCTTGACCTTCCCGCGATATGCCATCTGTTCGGCCGTGACCTGGCTGGCATCGGGAAGCGCCAGCATGCGGGCGAGCTCAGCGGCGCGCTCCGGCGACACCGGCGGGGGCTGAACGTTAAGCTTTGTCTGGATCCTGCTGCGGTTGATGCGGACGGCGATCGGCGACCAGACCTCGTCGATTGCCCAGAGATGGCGAGAACCGGCCGGCAGTTCCCGCGATTTTGCGAGGTGGGCGAATTCCAAATGGTCGACACCTTCGGCCACCCTGACAAAGCCCTTTTCCGCCAACTCGATGGCTCGCTCACGTTGGGTGACGCGCAGGTCCATGAGCCCATGTGAGCTGGGAAGCGTTCGGCTGACCGAGTCCTCGATCGCCCTCAGCCTTTCCTGCTTGCGAATGCGGTCCTCGCGGATGAGACGGCATTCGGCATTGGCCATGCCCGCAAGCTCTGCCGGCAGGGGGATAAAAGCCTTGTTGATGTTTTCGTATTCGCCGCGCTTCAGCTTCACGTAGGCACGGCGCAGCCCGTAGACCGGCACGTTGCGGAGGGAAAGGCGGTATTCCTCGACGGGGTTCGCAGCAGTGATCGTTTCAGAGATCCGCATGCCGCCGCTCATGAGGCCTTCGATGCACTGGCCGATTTCGTCGGCGCCGGCCGGGGCAAGCTGCTCAGTGAGAGCGGAAATCTCCTGCTGCAAGGTCGACAGTTTGGCCGGCAAATTGTTCATCTGGTTCACCGTAGAGTTCTCGTTTCAGCCTTGCGTGGATGTCGTGATGGCGTTGCATGGAAGGGCTTTGCGGGCGCGGCGGCGCTTGGGCCTGCGGATGCTGACGCCCTCCTCCCCGGTCCTGGTCACGAGTGAGCCAGGAAACGACGAAGCGTTTCATGCCCTTGCTGGTCTTGCGGTTCTTGGGATTGGCATTGAGCCAAGAGCGCATCGCCGCGAGCTGCTGGCGAACGTTCACGGCGGGGAAGGCCTCGGACCACTCGGCGACATCCGCCAAGGAAATCAAAACCATGTCGCCATTGACGGTCGGAAGCTCGATCACCGTCGGTGAGCCCGGAGCGGATTTTTCCGGCTCCGGGCAAACATCCGAACGGAGTGAGGATGTATTGGTGTCTGGTGTACTGGTATCTTTTGTGTTTCGTTTTTGTTTCGCTTCCGCACTTTCCGGTGTTTCAGAATGTGTTTCAGCGTTCTGGTACTTGCTGTAATTACAGACAGTTACGAGCGTCTTTCCTGTTTCAGAGCATGTTTCAATCATGTTCTGGCTTGAAAGCAGCTCAAGGAACTGGTGAACGCGCCGCGTCGAGGTCCATTTCCATGCCGACTGCATCTCGCGGATGGTCACGAAAAGGCTCCCTGCAGGGACAGGCATGACAGCCGCGCCGATGCGGTGCACGGTGTCTTTCCAAGCCGCTTTGGAGATGAGCCACAGCCAGGCCTCACGCTCGCTGAACGGTTCAGCGGCAAACACCTCGTGATCGAAGATGGAGGTCTGGACGCGAATCCACCGACTCATCGCACCACCTCGACGTCGATGCCGAAGACGGCGCGCATCAGCTTCTTCTTGATAACAAAATCCTTCGTCTTGACGCCCTTGACGTCGACGACACGGTTTCGCTTCTGGATGGCGTCATAGAAGGCGAAATCCGCCTTGTAGGTGCAGACCAGCTGCCCATTGACCGTGAGCGCATACGGCTTCTGAAGCTCGACCTCGTAGACCTGCCCGGCACGCTCCAACTGCTTCAGCGACGAATAGAACTGGGCCTCGCGCTTGCTATCGAACTTGATGCCGTCGACCGTCGTCTTCTTGTTGCGGTACTTCGAGGGTCGCTCGGGCTGATCTGCCTTCTGGATAGCGCGGAACTCGGCGGCCGACATGCGATCAGAAATCATCTCGCCCACTCCGACATGAAAGGTTCTTTGCCGGCGTAGGCGATCTTCTTGACCCGGCGCGCATGAAGGCGTTCTGCGTAGCCGCAGTTCAATCGCGCATTGATGAGACGGTCGGCCTCATGCTCTTTGATGGCCAAGGCCTCCGCGATCGCCATCGTGTCGGGCCCGAACTTGGCGTAGGCTTCGAGGAAGGTCATAGGGCGGCTCCCGTTGCGAACTGGAACCTTTCGGCTCCGGCTAGGGTTGGCTTCGGGAGAAGGAGAACGTCATGTCCGTAGATCCCAAAGAGCCAAAAAAACCCGTGGAAGTTCCACCAGAGGAAACGCCCGATTCCCTGCCCGATATCCCAGATCGCCCCATCGAGGAGCCGGGACCTGACCTTGTCCCAGAAGAGGCCCCGGACATTACCCCAGTGCCCGGCGAGGAAGTCCCGTCGAAGATGAGCGGTTGAACCTGTCATGCCGTCACCTCGCGATAGGCCGCGTAGTCGTCAGCGCGCTCGAGCTTCTTCCGGCACGGCGGGATCCAGACCAGCTTCGTGGTCGTGACGCCGTTTAGCCAGACGAGCCAGCAGTAGGAGGTGGCGGTCGATCCGGTCGCCGTGAGCCGGCCTTTGACCATCGGCACGCGCTCGGAGAACTGAGCCACAATCGATGGCGGGTTCTTGCTGAAAAGGTTCTCGTAGCGGCCCACGCCCTCCAGGAAGGAAGTGCGAACGATCATCGCAACGCCGACGGTGGCGACGTCTAGGGCCCGGGCGATGAATTGCTCGGCCAGTCGGAAAGGCGGGTTGGTGACGATCCAGTCAACGCCTCGTCCATCATCCCATGGAATCATTCCGGGAATGAGGAAGTCACCCTGAGCTCCCCGCCCGTAATTATGAACGTCGCTGGCCCAGACTTGGCCGAAGCTCTCTGCAAGCGGATCGACCATGTGGCCGCGATTGCAGGCCGGTTCCCAGCAGGTCTTATCCCTGAGGCGGTATCCGGCGAGGACGTGAAAGCACAGCGCCCGCGTGGCCCAAGGCTGCGTCGGGAAGTCGTCGAGGCTGTCGTCAGGCTCGGAGCGCTGCTGCATGACAGCGCTGGAGGTGTTCTGGTTCATGCTGCCTCCCTCCCCTTGCAAGTATCGGTAGTTGCTCTGGAACGATTGAGAGGGAAGTCGGTTAGGCCGCCAGAAACAGCAGGTATGTGGACATGGCTGAGAACTGGGACGAATGCGTAATCATCGATCTGCCCAATCTCGAAGGCGTTCAAATCGTGTGGTCGCCCGCTTATGCAGCTCAATTGCTTAGTGAAAACTGGCCGGACACGAAGGGACGAAGCTATTCCGCGGCGCTGAACGCCTGTACGGACGCGATGCTCGGCGCCGCTTCGGCAGCGCCTGCACGAGACGCTTTCCTCGCAGCGGTCGACGAGGCGAAGATTAAAACCCTGCGTTGACATCACGCGGGTACCCTCCCCTTGCAAAGAGCAATGACGGAATCGAGCATGGCGATGTCGCGAAGCTTGTTTTCGGTTTCGGTCTCAGGACGCGGGCGCTTAGAGCGTGGACCGTGATCTTTGAGCCAGGTGAACTTCTGGCGCTTCTGGGCTTCGGCCCATTCGATGATGGCGGTGGTGATCATGCTGCCTCGCGAAGGAACTGCTCAATTGCGAAATCGCCCCATTGATCCGCCATGGCGGCGGCGATGCCCGGGAAGAAGCGTGAGCGCTCCCTCCATCGGTCCGGGCCAGGTGACATGCGATGCACCCGTGACCACGCCTTGTGCTCGGCCGTGCCGCGAGCCGGCGGTGTCAACTTCTGTGTCGGAAGCAGGGTCGGCAGGTTGCGCAGGTAGAGACCGGTAGCCTTGAAAAACGGTTCGCCGAACCACCACGGCTGGACGGTTTGGGCAGGCGGCCGAAAGTCGGCGATGCGTTCCTTCGCATGCCGATGCATAACGGGATTTTCGATGCAGATGCGGTCGACTGGCGCATTCCAGAAGGCGGAGAATAACGCAGCGCCTTCGTCGAGCTCAGCCCACATTTGTTCGGCATTCTTGCCAGGCGGCGGGACGGACAGCCAGCGAACGCCGCTATTGCAGAGCCGCGTGCATGGAGGATGCGCGACGATCAGCATGTCCCATCCGTCGTTTAGAACGTCGCGTGCATCGCCACGGATGTGGCGGTTGCTGCCGTTTTCTGCCGGCAACAGATCGCAGGACCATGCATCATGACCGCGATCGAGGAACGCATCCCGGACCGTGCCGGAGAACTCGCAGGCGACAAGAACACGCAGGGATCTTGTTCGGCTCCGGCTGACGGTAGGGAAAGGTAAAGTCGTTTGGGTTGGTAAAGGCCGATTATTCCCTTGGCCGTTTCCGGCGCATCCAGTGGAGGAACTTCTCACTTTGAAGCCTCCCCCATTCCCACGCTCTCACCAGAGCGCTTGTCAGCAGTCGCATGGGCTTTCCTCAGTGCATGGCGTTCGGTCCGATGCTTGGCCGCCGCTTCCTCGTTTCTCAGGCACACTTCCTCGTAGGCCATATGTGCCAGCATCAGCGCCCGATAAGCTGATCCGGCAATATCCCTCATTTCACGTGTCTTGTACTGCAGTCGATAGAGGTAGCTTTCGGGAATGCCGGTCTTGTCTGCCAGCCTTCCCCGAACCGCCTTCTCTCGGTCGCCCCGTCCCTTGAACTCAGCGTTCATCAGGGCGGCGTACCAACCTTTTGCCTCACTCAGTGCCACACTTGTCATCTTTGCCTCGGAAACACGTTTTCCGGATTTGGAAACTCTATTGCCGTACATTTCGGGGTCCCCGTGCGAGTGTCTCTTTGCGTAGGAGACACCGATGCCCAGGAACTTCCCTTCCGATGGAGAGGACGGCACCGCGCCAACGGCTGCCGGTCCCTCCCAAGTCTTTCCTTTCCGCAGGACCACCGCCGCAACGTCCGGTCCTGCCGCCGGTGACGCGCCCTCGTCGTCACCGGCAATTTCATTGGGAGACGCTGTTCAAGCCGTGGTCATGAGACTGGCGAACAAGCGGATCCGATTGAGAGTTGCAGGTCCCGATCGGGAGGAGGAGGACCGGGACCTGCGTTGAGCGCCTCGGGAGGAGGTGAAAGCGCTCAATCCTTTCTGCGGTGGCCGTTCCGGCGAAACTCACGCTCGACGAAGCCGGGAACGACCAGTGTCAGAGCTGCCATCCAGAGAACGACGCCGGTGCAGGCGATAAAAACGGACCAGGTCATGCAGCCCTCCTATCAGAGCGTTTCGGAAATTCGGTCTTGGAGACAAAGGCCGCGACAGCAGTCGAGACGTCGACACGCGGCACCTGGAGCCGTGGAAGGTTCACCCTGCCCTCAACGGTTCGCTGCGCTGCTGCGTCTTCTGATCTGGATGTCCGGAGGTACTCGCTCATGCGACTTCCTCCGCCTTCTCGCGCATAGCCTTCTGGCAAGAATGGCAATGGTTCGCACCGTAGCCGCCGCACGCTTCCGGGTTCCGGCAATTGGGCCGGAGGGCGGATTTCGGTTTGGTGATGGAGTTGGCCGCCGGGCTTTCACCGGCTCCAGCATGGCCCACGCTACCGTCTTCCGTTTCCGGGACTGCCTTACGGGCGTTTTCCGCTGGCACGGCATGGGCGATCTCGTCGCCTCGAAGCACGTCGCGGTCCATCTCGTTTGCCTCTTCAGGCGAATTGGTTGCCCGTTTTTCGTCCGGGCCAGACGCGCTTGCGACGGCGTTGATGGCTACTTCTTCACTTTCGCCTCCTGCGCTCGTTGCGATCTCTTGTTCTCCACGCTCGATCATGATGTCGACGGCAGCGATCAGAGCCGCGCGGCCGACTTCCGTCTGTACGCCGGCAGCAATCGTCTCGACGAGCTTGGCACCGACATCCGCATCGATGATCTCGCCCGTGGTCGGGTCAAAATTCTCAATGTTTTCTCGTGTGCGCGCGAGCGCAGGCGCATGAGGGGATTTGCCCTCGTAGGCGCACAGGTACAAATCGAAGATGGCGCCCTGCTCCGCGACGGTGTCATGGCCCTTCTTCGCAACCTTGCGCAGATGAGCGACGACGTTGCCCATGGCGGTCTTGTCGAAGCCCATGGACTTGGCTTCCGCGTAGATGTCCCGAATGTCCTCGCCGATCGTGTCCTGCTCTTCCTTCAGGCGAAGAATGCGGTCGATGAAGGCTTTGATTTGGGCGTCCGACGTCATTGTGCCGCCTCCGGCGCTTTGCCGAAAACGTCGGGCCGCAGCTCATGGCGGGATATGCCGGTGACACGCTCGATGTCGAGCACACGTTCCGCGGGGACACGGCTCCAAGAGTACAAGGCCGTGTGCTTGATGCCGAGTACACGTGCGAGCGAAACTACGCCCCCCGCCTTCTCCGCTGCTCTTTCGACGATCTCAATCATGTAAGTAAAGGTAAGTTATACTTACTCTTGTTGTCAAGCGTGATGTAGGTGATTTTTACGTAGGGGATAATTACAAGTAGGGTATGGATGATACGATCGGCGATAGAATCCGGGCTCGGCGCAAAGCCGTCGGACTTACTCAGCAAGGTCTTGCAGAAGCATTCGGCATCAACCGAGTGTCGGTGACGCTATGGGAGAACAACTCTACAGCGCCTGAACGTGACAAAATTGTTCCCCTCGCGGAAATCCTTCAGTGCGAGCCAGAGTGGCTTCTGACAGGGCAAGGAAATGCGCCGGAAGAAGCAGAGACTGGCATCACTAGGCGCCTGCGCGTCGTCAGCGCGAACACGAAGCAGAAGAAGCCAAAGCCGAACGCGAGTTTCCCTCCTCGGTGGCAGCAGTTCCCCGGCGATAAGTCGATCCCATTGCGAGGCCATATCGCAGCCGGCGCCAATGGTCGGTTCATCATGAATGGGCAGGACATTGCCCAGGTATTCTGCCCACCCGGGCTCGAAGGCGTCGAAGGCGCCTATGCGGTGCAGGTGGATGGCCGATCCGGCGAGCCGCGCTTTTTCCACGGCGAAACAGCTTGGGTAAACCCGCATCTTAAGGTGCGCCAAGGCGATGATGTAATCGTGCAAATCCTTGGCGATGACGACGACGACGAGGTCTCAAGCTACCTGAAGCGCTTCGTCTCGCGCTCTGGAGATACGCTGCGCCTCTACCAATACAATCCCGGTGAAGGGGAAACTCACGAGCTGGAGTTCCCCGCGGAGAAGGTTTTCAGCGTTCACAAGGTCGTCTTTCACGCAATGCTCTGAAGCGACGGCTCGTCGCAGCGCCACGTCGGCCGGATCGTAAGATTGCGAAAGGCTGGCGGCGTCTTGGGGCACTCGCTGCAACGGATCTTCCGACAAAGCTGCATGTAGTTATGCACGCCTAGCTCGGCAGCTTTCCGAAGGTTGTCGAGGCGAAGAAGTCGCGAATGGCCGCAATCATCACAAGCCACATAAACGCTATCAAGCTCGACAACCAGTCGTAGGGCATCCGGATGATCCACTGGACCGCTGCGCGACATTCCTCGCTCCTGTTTGTTCTCTTTTCGTTCGCATTAAGAAAGCAGCGAAACTGCGCCGAGTCGAGTCGGAAAACCAGCGACAGCCAAGCAAATTTACCGGTCACTCGCTTACCTCATTCCAATAGGTAGGGCATACTTACATTTTATTCTTGACCGGATAGGTAAGTATGTCTTACATTCATCTCATCAGCAAAGCGCTGGCGACACAGGGCCACGCCGGGAGATGAACGATGGGCACGATGGTTACCCGATACAGGATTGAGGATGCGGTGGGCCGCGCTCTGACGAGCGAAGGCTTCTTCTCCTACGAAGTCGACGACGCTATGCAATTCCGTTGCGAAGACGAGGCTCTCGAAGAAGCCGCCGCATTCCCCGGCGCGACTGTCGAGCGCTTCGAGCGCTATTCGACCTTCCCCGATTTCTTCCTCTCCGAAACCGTCTCGGCAGTGAGGAGCGCGGCATGATCATGGCAACGCAACTCCGAGACTTCGCTTACTTCCTCTCGAACACCAGCAGGTGGGAGCTTGAGAAGGCCGGCGTCATTTCGCCGGGCCCGAGCGGCGACACTGCCTGGAAGCGGTTCAACAACGACTTCGACGTGTTCGTCATCAAGCTCTCGGCCGAGAAGCTGGGCGCCCTCACCGACATGATCAGCGGATACCTGCAGGTCTGCGAGTATTCACGCGAGCAGGCTGCGGCTGCCGCCCGGAGGGTCGCGTGACACGCCCCGTCTCCTACGCCTGCGATCCAGCGCAGCGCTATTGCGAGTGCGGACGCTGTGACCTCCCGCCAGCCCGCAACATCGATCTGGACGCGGTCGCAAACCTGAACCGCGCCACTACCGCAACCGCGACCTTCCTCATTCTCCTTGCTGCCGTGCTCGCCGTCTTCGTCGCCGGCTTCTGGAACACGGAGCAGGTCCACCGCCAAATCGTCAAAGCCAGGAACGTCTGACATGACCGCACCAGCAATCGAACACACAATGCGCCGACAGACCGAAGCCGCAAAAGCTCTCCTCGTCGATCTTCGCAACCAGGGCGCCGATGACGACACCGACCTGGTCGCCGACACCATCGAGGGTGAAACGAACCTCATGGAGGCTATCGAGGAGGCTATCGCGGAACTCGACGAGTGCGATGTTCTCGTGACTGGGCTAAAAGCCAAGGAAACTGAGTTCGAGGCGCGCCGCAAGGCTGTCGAGAAACGCGCCGAGCGGATCCGCGCCCTGATCGAACAGGCGATGCTCGCCACCGATCAAACCTCGCTAAAGCTGCCTACAGCCACCCTGTCGCTCACGAAGCGCGCGCCCGGCCTGATCGTCAACAGCGAAGCGGACATCCCTTCCCGGTTCTTCGTCGAGCAGGAGCGCCCCGCGCCGAAGCTGGACAAGAAGGCCTTAGCCGCCGCGATCAAAGCCGGCGAGCAAGTGCCCGGCGCCAACCTCGACAACGGCAGCATCTCTCTTTCCGTTCGGAGGAAGTAATCCATGAACGCAATCACGAAGTTCGACCTGTCGCCGCGCCAGATTGCGCTGGTTCAGCAGACCGTGGCCAAAGACTGCAACGCCGAAGAGTTCAACCTCTTCATGGAGGTTGCCCGCGCGAAAGGCCTCGATCCGTTCCTTGGCCAGATCATCCCCATGGTCTTCTCCAAGAACAACGCCAGCAGACGGAAGATGACCATCATTATCAGCCGCGACGGCCAGCGTGTCATTGCGCAGCGGTGCGGCGATTACCGCCCGGCCAGCAAACCGGCCATTTATGAGCTTGACGCCTCCCTCAAGAGCCCGCTCAATCCTCAGGGCATCGTGTCCGCGACCGTCTATCTCTGGAAGCAGGATCCAAAGTCTGGCGAATGGTACGAGGTCGCCGGCCAGTCGTATTGGGAGGAGTTCGCCCCGATCAAAGATGAATGGGCGGAGAACGAAAAGACCGGCAAAAACTACAAGACTGGCAAGCAGACGCTGGACGACTCCGGCAACTGGTGCCGGATGCCGCGCCTCATGATCGCCAAGTGCGCCGAGATGCAGGCATTGCGCGCCGGCTGGCCGGAACAGTTTACCGGCCTCTATGACGAAGCCGAAATGGACCGCGCCAAGGTGCTGGATCTCACCGCCTCCGAGATTGTCGAGCATGATCGCGAAGAGCACCGCCTCAAGGCCGTCGGCGCCGCGAACTCCATCACCGTCACGTGGGGCGACAACTGGGCGCTTGAGAATGTGCCCGTCGGCGAATTCTTCGACCGGGCTTGTGAGTTCATCGAAAAGGAGCCGCCGGCAAAGGTAGCGAAATGGCGAGACGCCAATCGCGAGCCGCTGAAAATGTTCTGGTCGAAGCATCCTGGCGATGCGCTCGAATTGAAGAAGCGGCTCGAGGCGGCGATCGCGAGACCGGCGCAGAAGAGTGCTTCCGATGCCGAGCTCCTCAACCATCCGCTGATGGCTGGCTGACATGAGCGGCCCGGTCCGTCCATCCAGAGAGACGATTGGCGAGAGGTCCACGAAACACGGCCACACCGCCGATCGCAAAATGACGCCTGAGTACCGCACTTGGGCGAACATGATCGCGCGCTGCACCAACCCCCGCGCCTCCCATTTCGACCGGTATGGCGGACGCGGCATCAAGGTCTGCGAACGATGGAACTCATTTGAGAACTTTCTGGCAGACATGGGGTCGCGCCCCTCGCTACGGCATTCGCTCGACCGGTGGCCGGACGTACACGGCAACTATGAGTCAGGGAATTGTCGCTGGGCAACCCATCGGGAGCAGTGCCGAAACAGGAGTTCCAATCGTGCCGTGGTTCGGGACGATGGGCTCAGGTTCGCCACCATGGCGGAGGCGGCGGACGCCACGGGCGGTAATCGCAGATGCATCCGCGACGTCTGCACGGGAAGGCAAAAATCACATCTTGGCCATACCTGGAGCTACTCCGAATGAGCGGACCAGTTCTACTGACTTGGAACGGCGAGGCATTCGAGCCGGCAAACCGGCATTGGGCCCGCGAGTGCGACAAGCGTTTCGTGGTCGGCGAGTTCTATACGCTCGCCGAGCACAACGACCGCAGCATAAATTCTCACCGGCATTATTTCGCCGCCGTGAACGATGCCTGGCGCAATCTGCCGGAACAGTATTCCGGCCTGCCCTTCGCCGAGTCCGCCGAGCACCTCAGGGCCTATGCGCTGATCCGGACCGGCTACTGCGATGCTCATACGATCGTCTGCAGCACGAAGGCCGAGGCGATGCGCCTCGCCGCTTTCATCCGTCCGATCGACGCCTTCTCTGTCGTCGACGTGAAGGAGGCGACCGTCACGCGATACGTCGCCAAGAGCCAATCCATGAAGGCCATGGGCAAGCAGGACTTTCAGGAGAGCAAGACGGCCGTTCTCGACTTCCTCGACGATCTAATCGGAGTCGAGCGCGGCACCACGCAACGAAACGCGGGAGCCGCAGCATGAGCGTCTCAGACTTGATCCTTGGTCACCTTCGGCGGGACCCGGCCAGTGTGATGAACGGGGTTGTCCTTGCCAGCACCTTCCGTCGGGTTCTCTCGCTTTTCGGACTGGCCGCTTCGCGCCGGCGGCACATCGGCGCCCTCGCTACCAGACTCGTCCGCCTGGTCTGGCAATGGCACCGGTTCGAAGTCCATATCCGGAGGCGTCGTCGTCTGCCGGTTCTTGTGGTCTTTGGGATCGATCATGGTCGGCGTCCTTTCGCATCGCGGTTTCAACCAGCCGCGTTCAGTAAGGTTCCACTCAACGGGGGGACCGCGTGATGGCATACCGCATCGCCAACTCCGTTCGTCCCGATCCGACACCAAAGCGGAAGCCGACGAAGAACAAAGATTACCTCGCGTTCATCCACGAGCTGCCGTGCTGCGTATCAGGCCGCTACGGCGTCGAGGCTGCGCACCTGTCTTGCGCGGCTCCCCGATTTGGTCATTACGGTCGTGGCAAAGGCAGCAAGGTTTCCGACCGCTGGGTTCTGCCTCTTCATCCGGACGAGCACCGCCGCCAGCACGGCATGAGCGAAGAGCGGTTCTGGCGCGCGGCCCGCATCAACCCGCACGTGCTCGCCCTCACCATACACGGCCTCTGGACCGATATGGGCGAGGATGCGGCGCCCTTCGCAACTGCTATCATCAATCAGACGTTGGCCGACGCCGGCGCGCTCCGGTCGAGGGACGAGGTATGAGCACCGACACGCTCGACATGTTCGCAATCGAGACGAAGTCGTCGGCTATCATTTCCGAATGCGGAGCCTACCGTTACCGCCTTGAGCGGCAATGGGACGGCGAAAAGCCAAACGTCGCCTTCCTCATGCTGAACCCATCCACGGCTGATGCCAGCCAAGATGATCCGACGATCCGCCGGTGCATCGGCTTCGCGAGATATTGGGGCTTCGGCGGCTTGATCGTTGGCAACCTCTTTGCCCTTCGCTCCACCGCCCCGAAGGCCCTGTACGACCATCCCGACCCGATCGGGCCCGACAACGATCAGCACATTCTTGCGATTGCAACGAGCGCCCGTAAGATCGTTTGCGCGTGGGGGACACACGGAGCTCTTCATGACCGCGGTCGCCAGGTCGCCGAACGGCTCGAATTCTTCGACCTCGTCGCCCTGAAAGTCACAGCAGACGGCCAGCCAGGTCATCCGCTGTACCTCGCTGCCGATATCCAACCTAAATCGTATTTTGCGCCATGACAGTTATACCAGACCTCACCAACGCCACCCCCGCCACGCGCGAATACTACGCTCTTCCCGAGGAGATCCGCACGGCAGCAAAGGCTATAGCCGGTCCGCCTCGGCCGATGACCCATATCGAAGTCCTGTTGGCGATCGCGACGGCGATCGCAAATGAGCGGGAAGCGGCGAAGAGAGGCGAAAGATGAGAGAACGCCGCCAATCCCTTGTTCCCCCAGGCAGCTGGCCACCTCGAATGTCCGCTGACATGGCTGCCGGGTATTGCGGGGAAAAGCATGTCGAAGATTTCCTCGAGCGCGTCGGAACGATCTATCCGAACCCGCGCATCGTTGACAGCACGCGACGGAAGTTCTGGTATCGTGAGGATCTGGACCGGGCGATGAACCTCGGCACATCGACGATGTCCTCAGGATTGGGAGCGAAGTTCCGTGAAAAGATCAGGGAAAAGCGGAACGGTGGAACTGCCTAAGCACGTGCACCGCGTCATCAAGCGACGCGCCAACGGTTCGCAAACCGTCTACACCTTCTACACAAGGTTCCGGAACACTAAGGACGCGTGGCCGTCGATCGCCCTTCCGGAACCGCTTGAGAAGGAGTTCTCCGAGCGCCTGTCGATCTGTGAAGCCATGGCCCGCGATGAGAAGGGCTTTCTACTGGACGGCAAGCGGCTACCGGACCTGAAGAGTAAAGAGTTTTGGCCCGAGGCCACGAAGGCGCACGAAGCATTCATCCGCCGCGGTCGCCAGGGCATCAAGGATTTCAAGGCGCTCGTCGAAGCCTTCCAGAGCGCGACCAACCCCTTCTGGACCAAGCTGGCGGCTTCCACTCAGCGCGGCTACCGAACCTCTGGCGACATCATCAAGGAGACATGGGGAGACGACCTTCCCGTCGACTTGACGACGGTCGACGCGCAGGACGCGATAGACGCCCTCGGGGAGACGCCGGCGAAAGCAAACCAGTTCCGAGCCTTCCTGTCCCGCCTGATGGCGTGGGGCGCCTCTCGGGGCTACTGCAAGACCAACGTCGTGGAGATGACGGAAAAGATACCGGGCGGCGAGCCGTGGGTGCCGTGGCCGAACTGGGCTTTTGAGATCCTGCTGGAGCACGCACCGTTCCACATGCAGATGATCGCCATGTCGGCATTCTTCACCGGGCAGCGCCAGGGCGACGTGCTCGCTATGACGAAGCCGAAGGCCGGAGAGAACACGATCGCCGTTCGTGCGCAGAAGACGGGAAACACGGTTTGGATTCCGATCCACTTTGCCTATCGGAAATGGATTGATCGCGTGCCGACGTCCGATAGCGTGATGCTGCACGCCGGCGCTCGCGCCACGTCATACAAGAGCCCCGACGGTTTCCGGACGGAATGGCAGAAGCTCATGGCGAAAGAAGCGTTCAAGCCGTTCCGGGAAAACCGCATCGTCTTCCACGGCCTGCGCAAGAACGCTGTGATCAATCTGCTGGAGGTTGGCTGCACCGAGAACCAGGTCGGAGCGATCTGCAACATGTCAGCGCAGATGGTGCAGCACTACGGCCGAGAAGTGGCTTTGAGGAGCCTCGCGAAGGACGCGATGAAGCTCATGGAAGCACGCTGGAGCGAGATCGAACCGGCCGCTTTCAGGAACAAGAACGGAACGTGA